CGCAGGTGGCTTTGATGTTGCCTATCAAGTAACCAGCAATAAATGCACAGCAAGTGCAGATTCCGAATAGGGCGAGAAATGTGAGTGGTTCCATATATTTAAAAAATTAGAGTGTGTAGAATTTTGCGCGGACGCCAGCAAGTGCTGTTTTTTCTTGATCGGCGTTTAGGCCGACTTTAATTCCTCCGTCTTGGTTTGGGAAAAGCTCAACACGCTCGATGCTGGTCACATACCAATAAGATCCACCGCGAACCGCTTTGATCCGATTTGCGATGCGTGTATACTTGTAAGCGCGAGCAACCGAGCCGCCTGATGTATATGTGAGTTCCGCTCCGATGCGTGATGATTTAGCGATCCCGAATGCGGCGAGTTGCTTCTCGGCAATCTCTGTCGCGTTAAGAATGTCCATCGCTGATGCGGTAGCTGATTTGGCTTTACCATTTACTTTATCTAGGGAATCGGAGAGTTCGCGACCTTTAGTATTTAGTGCAACTTTGATTTTCATTTGGTGTTTTCTGTTTTGGTTTCTTCGTTCGGGTTCGTCCCGTTCGATGTGCAAACCCTCCTTCATTCCCTTCAAGATGAAAAGAAAAATTTTCGCGAAGTGCGAAAATAATTCTCTAGAAAAGTCTTTACAAATGAGCGCAACCAATGCCCATGCGCCTCTGCGGGCTTTTTTATTTTGAAATCGGGCGGTATAAATTTACCTCGCGAGCGCCTTGGTTCGTCTGTATCGTTGCCTTTTTTGATTCAAGCGTCCCTTTCCCAACTGCTGTTTCAACTCGACAAGTGATCGCAGCGACGGTCATTTTTGATTCCGTTGAAATTGCGCGGATCGTTTTCCAGCCTTGCTTGGCTAGGTCTTTCTCGCTTTCGACTTTAGTCGTCTCATAGAAAGCGTCCCACGCTTTGGTTACATCGGCAAGAGCCAAGGGTTGTTTTGTTGTCTTTCGCATAAATTAATGTTTATTGAGTTGTCTTTGTAATAGCCGTAAGCGAAGCCCTGCGACCATCCGAAGGTGGCGCGGCGTGTCGAAGCGTATTCCATGTCGAAACGCGCAAGCATTCCGACGCAATATCCGCTAGGCCCGTCAAGCGTGCGAGCGCGTTCCCATCCTACACGGTGCAGGTGCGCGAGAACACATTGACCGTAGGTTTCTGCGTGGTCTCGGATGGCCTGCACGTTATACATGTATCCGTGCAAAAACTTGGTTCCGCCGAGTTCGTAAAAGCTACGAATATGATACGGGTATAATTTCGCTTTTAGTTCCTTCGCCGTCTTCTCGATGGCTTGAATGGTTAGCGTTGCGGCGTGAGCCGCTAGCGCGTTAGGCGAAGACGCGAGCTTGTAGAGCCGGGCTTCGTGGTTGCCGTAGAGAATATGCTGCGGCCTGAGTTCGTGTAGGAAGTCAATACCGGCTGAAAGATCGTCCGATATGCTGGCTGCGCGGTCGCTTGAGTTCGGATCGGAGATAGCGCCAGACCTGAAGGCGGCCAAGTCTAGGAAGTCACCCAGCATAATCGTCGTGTCCGGCTTCCATCGGTCTCGGAACGTCAGCACGGCCGTGCGAGCAGCAGGGTCTATTTGATCCCCGTGAGAGCACCCAACTGCCATCCATTTTTTCCACCCCTTCATTTTAGTTCTGGGATGTTCCGGTCGCTACGTTGTTCCCAAATCCAAGCGCGGACAGCTTCCATCGTGTCTTCGTCCATTTTAGCAAACGCTCCAGATTCGTGCTTGAGAGCGCTTCGGAGTTCTTGGTCTATGTCATCCACAAGAATGAGAATATCAAGTGCCTTGCAGGCCACCTCGTGCTCGTATCGCTCTGTTTCGTCAAACTCTAATGTCATTTTCATGCTTCTTCGTCCTCCTCTTCTTCTTCCAAGTCTGGAAATAAAATGCTGAAAGAATCGCCAGCTAGTCCTTCGACGGCGTATTTGTTCCCGAAGACAAACTCCCCGTGCATCGTTTCGCCGCCTTGCTCCCAGCTGACGATGGTCAGTCCGCAGTCGTAATGCTCGGACAGGATGCGCTTCGCTTCCGCGAGTGCTTCCGCTCTCTCTGATTCAACCGTCGGTTGTCTCTTTTTTTTCAAGCAAGGATGTCTATTTTTTTAGATACTCTAGTGCGTAAAATGGCGAGCATTTCCCGTTCTGTCATTCCCTTCGACCAATGCGGACGTAGCTGATAGTGCGGCTCGTCAACGAACTTCCAATCGCCGCCCCATTCAAGGCCAAGGCTCTTGCCTAGCGTGCCTAGTTCGTTGTAGAGCGGATGCTCGCCGCAATACTCTTTGCCGCGAAAAATGCCGATGTCGAAAGCGATGCCGAAGTTGTGATTTGAATGCCCCGCTGGTGCATTCGTGATCTTCTTCCCTGGAGTTGTGCGGCCTTTTGCGTAGAGCGCGTCCTGCTCCATATATGAGCGAGTGCCGGAGATGATCTTGACGTCACAACCCACCTTTGCACATATGACCTTTGCAACGCCTAGGAAGGCCCGTGCGGCCTTTTGAGCTTCGGGGTGGAGCGTTGCAAGCTGGATCTCGCTGCGTTCGTCAAATGTCATTTTGCCAATCCTTGGATGTCTGGTAGTTCGTAGCAGAATGTGCCGTAATCCGTCTTAAGGCATACCGCCGGATTATTGAACCCAGCGCATGAAGTCAGAAATGCCATTCCCAAGAACGCGAAGGAGAGAACGATCATCCAAAGCGCAATTTGTTTGGCGCTCATTTTTCCTTTCGGAAGATTTCGATGAGTCCGATTATCGACGCAAGCGCCGCCCCTATCGCGTCCCACTTAGACGGGTCTAGGCTCAAACCGGCAACGGAAGCGATTATCGCGACCCCGCGAATGGTGGACGGTTCCTTGAGTTTTGCGAGTAGTGTTTTCATGGTCTTTTGGTTCTGGTCATTTTATACAACGAAACTGCCCCAATGCAAATTCCCATCAAGAGCGAAAGAATGCGGAGCCATGCTTCGACTTCGCTGAACGAGATCAGAACGGCAGCAGCGGGCGCGGACGTGCCGACTAGCGAATGAAAAGTGTGGCTCTCCATTACGTCAGGCTGGCTTGAGTTATGAGTTCCTCGGTCAAGGTGCATGATTGAAGAATGATCGTGTTGCGTTCGCCGCTTTCGGTAAGTTCGATCTCCAGATCGGCCGTCGCGCTTGTCGCGTTAAGCAAATAGTCGCGCACGCCAAAGGTCGAGAAGTTGACCGATGCCGTTTTGCCTGCCGTCGCGCTCAAGCCGCTTTGAACCTGGAGTGTAGGAAGGTCAGCAAACCCCTTGCTCCCGCCGAAAGTCACGTCGTAGTAACTACCCTGAATGCCGCTAACGGTCGCATTGCCCGCTCCGATGGAGTCGAGTGCTTGCAAGGCTGATTGTAGGCCCGATGCTGTTGTCGAAGCGTCAAGCGGATCGGTCTGACGTAGGACGGTTGTTGCGACGCTTCCTGTCGTTACCGTGCCTGTGCCGGTTGTTATTGCTACGGCGCCCGCAGTTACGCCAAGAAGAAACTCGGTTGTCTGCGGAATTGAGCGAACGAAGTATTGAATGCCTGCCGTGTATCCGGTCAGCGCCGTGAAGCCCGTTAATACAACAGGCTGGGCAAGCGTCAGTCCGTGGTTCGATGCCGTAATAAATACGCCATCCGTCACGGTCGAGGCTATGTCCACGTTGTAGGTCGGGACGGTCACGCGATAGCTGCCTTGGTATGGAGGGCGTGAAAACGAGACCCGCTGCACTTCGTTTTGAAGTGTCGAGCCGGTGAGAGTCGTGGCGACGCTAACCGTAAGAGCGGTTCCGAGATCAGTCCAAGTCGGCTGATATACGGCAGGCGCGAGTCGCAGTTGCAATTCTTGAATTTCGTTGGTCGTGGCGTCTCCGGCTAGCCGCTCGTCAATGAGTGCCGATGTCGTCGGAATGAGGTGCGAGACGTTCGCTGTGATCGCGCTGCGCGTTCCTGCGGAATTGAATGAAATGACAAAGTTCGTTGCCATCGTGCCATCAACGGATACCGAGCCTGCGCTCGTAATGGCTGAAAGCGAATTGAGCGCGGACGAGATCGCGCCGGCGGTCGCGCTGAACGCGATGGCCCCGCTCGTTTCGCCGCCGAAGGAGAGTGTGAAAGTGCCGCTGGCAGGCGTTCCCGTCCTTGTTCCAACGCCGAATTTCACCGTAGTGCCGGTCAAATCCACCACGTTGAAAGGCGCGGACACGTTGCCCGTGGCTTCGAGGAAATAGAGGTTAATTTCTCCGTTGTCGCCCTTCACGAAGCGCGGTGCGGTCGCAGGCGTAAGGCTCGTTAGGCTTGTCGCCAAACGGCGGTTGGTCATGTCAATGTAAAGGTCGCGTGCCATTTATTCGGGTGTTTTGTCAACAGTCCCCCATTTTCCTATCGGACACGCTTCGGTTGCCATTCTTAGTTTTGCCCACGTTGAGCATCCGCACTTGCGACAACGGCCCGTGGCGTTCAGCGCGGCGGCGTCCCATTCGTGACAGGCGCGGCACGTCGCTTCGCGGGTGGCGAGGATTTCGGTCGATACACTTGGCATTCCTGCTTCTGCAAAACGCTTCAAAGATTTGAGCAATCTTTCAAACATTTCTGGATTTAATTTAGACCGGAATGATTGTAACTCCGTTTGAGTAGGTTCCAT